ATTCGCAGCGGAGCTCCGGCTGGACAAAGTTTCGCTCCTCTTAGCCCTGTTACCATTGCAAATAAAGGCTCGAGCAAACCTCTAATAGATCACGGAGATTTAATCGGCAGCGTAACTTACGAAGTTTTTAACGATAATTCGAGCGTCTTTATCGGCGTCAAAAAAGGCAAAGAAGTAAATATCGCAGCAGTTCACGAGTACGGCTGCACTGTCGGAGTTACGGGGAAAATGCGCGCGTACTTGCATTATCACGGCATTCACTTAAAAAAGACTACGGCATATATTCACATACCCGCGAGGCCGTTTTTAAGCCCCGTATTTCAGAGCGGCGAATTTCAAAGAATGATTTCAGAAATTTACGTGAATGCCTTACGGGAGGCGTTTTTATTATGATAATCGAAACTGTAAGAACGCTAATTAAGCTGCTGCGTTCAGAAATTTGCGAAAATGTTGTGCTTAGCGCGGGCAGTATCGTTGAAATTTCTAAACTTCCCGCGATCATCTTAAACGGTCCGGCAATGCAAGAGAAAAAACGTTTAGCCCGAGATCCTGAGCGGATTTCTGCAATAGATTTAGAAAATGAAATTGCAATCTTAGAAGTTCCTCCGCGTTGGTATGATTTACGTTTTGATGTAAATATCTCGTGTGAAAGTTCGCTCGCTATGCTGGAATTCATAGAAAATTTTAGCCGTTTAGCACAGCGTAAAAGGCTTTTAACCGCCGTCAATGAGTTAAGAGAGCGTCAATATCTCTGGGCGTGGCGGACTTTGCCCGGCCTTGATGTTACGCCTAATATCTCGCAAGTTTTTCAGGGACGCGGCGAAATTGTAATTTATGACGTTGAAATTTACAACGGAATTCAGGAAACATGGCCGCTCATCAAGAAAATTAATGTCGAATTTAACAATCAAGATACAATCGAGGTGTAAGAATGAAAAATTTTGTTATAAAAAATCTCACGGACAACCCGCGCGATTACCCGCTTAGCAACGGAGAAGGCTTATTTTTAGGCTGCCGCGGCGTTGTCGAAGTCAGCGAGGATTTAATTAGTAAAGCACTCAGGCTCGCCGAGCACAAAGGGCTTGTAAGTATCGAAGAAATCAAAGAGGAGGCTGAATAGAATGGGAGCAGGATTGCCGCGTGTCATCGTAACTGAAACGGATTTAAGCCACTACGTGGACACAATGCTAAAAGGGATCTCATGCGTTATTGGTATCACCGAAAAAGGCCCGATAGGAAAGCCTCAATTATTTGAAAGAGTTTTCGGAGGCGAATTAAAAACTTCGGATTTTCCTTTACTTGCAAAGCGTGCATTAAGTTACGGCGCAGTTTTATGGGTATCACGTATTGCGCATTATAGAGACATTACGGACAAAACGACTTTAACGGCAGTAAAAGCAGCTGTGAACTTAAAAGACAGGCAGGAAACTTCCGCAGATACTTTGAAAATCAAAGCGTCGTCCGAAGGTGCTTGGGGAAATAATTTATCCGTAGAGATATCAGTGAATAAAATAGATCCGGCAAGCCTTTTTGACTTGAAAGTTTTCAGCAGCGGCGAAGAAATTGAGCGTTTTGAAGATTTATCAATGGACAGCAGCAGCGAAAATTACGCCGAAAAAATCAAAAGTTCCTACATAGAAATTCAGGACGTGAGCTTACTTGAGGATCGAAATTTAGCACGCCCGGCGTTAGGCGTATACCAATTGGCAAACGGAACTGACGGCGTAAATATTACGGACGCTGACTTTATCGGATCTGCAACAAACAGTACAGGCTTCCATTCCTTTGATGATATTAACGACGCTGTACAGCTTGCTGCGCCGGGAGTTTCGTCTCCGGCTGTAATTACCGCAGGGCTTGCGTATTGTGAAACACGCGGAGATTTATTATTTGTATCTGAAACTCCGTTTGATTTAACGCCCCAAGAAGCCGTAGATTTCAGGCTCGGAAGCGGTGTTTATAACCATTCGCCTTTTGTAAGCAACTACGGAGCAATGTACTATCCTAAATTAAAAATCTATGATGTTTCGAGGCAAAAAGAGCGTTATATTTCGCCGGTCGGAGATGTTTTAGGAGTTATGGCTGTTAATGACTATTCAGCTAACGAAAGTTATGTTCCGGCCGGAATTAGACGCGGACGTATTTTAAACGCGCTCGGTGTAGACGTAAACGTAGGAGCACGCGGAAGATTAGGCGACGGCAATTATTTATCTGAAAATCAAATTAATCCGGTTTGTGTATTCGAAGACGCAGGCTCGGTCGTTTGGGGAGCTCAAACCTTGCAACGACAGGCAAGTCTATTAAGAGAAGTCAACGTCCGGCGAATGCTGATAATCATAAAGAAAACAGTCGCTGCTTATGCCCGGGCTTATATTCATCAGCCTAACGATCCGAGAACGTGGCGTGAATTTTATCGCGGTCTCGAGCCTAAATTCAGAGAATGGAAGGCTGCGCGATGGTTTTATGATTATAGGATTTTCTGCGATCAAAACGCTGAAACTATTGACGAAGCTAAATTGAACACGCCCGAAAGTATTCAGAGAGGCGAATTCAAATGCCAAATTTTCTTAAAGCCCGTTGTTGGTATCAAATGGATAATGATAGACGCAGCTATAACAAGGCTCGACGCTGATTTTACTGAAAGTCTTACGGACATTTTAGGAGCATAGAAAGGAGCTGAATTTAGTATGGGATTAAATCCTGTTTTTCCCGGAAACCCGCGTCAGGGCTGGCAATTCGTGGTTAGAGTAAACGGTTTTGACGCTGCAGTTTTCCAAAAAGCCACACCGCCCGAAATTAGTATTGAAGTTGACGAATTCGCTTCCGGAGGCAGTGTACGAAATCACAAATACGCCGGACGCAAAACTATCGGAGAATGTACGCTTGAAAAAGGTATGTTCGCGGACAAAGGCGACTTAGACGCTTGGAACTGGCTAACTCAAGCAGTAAATAGTACTACAGGCGATCAGGGTGCGCCGTCCGAATATTGGCGCGACGTTGATTTATGCCACGTAAACAGGGTCGGGCAAGTCATTCAAACTTGGCATATGACCGAAACATTCGTAACACAAATTAGCTGGAGCGACGGCGAAGGCGAAAGTTCAGAACACATGATAGAAACTCTTACGCTGACCGTCGGGGATTGCGAGGTAAGATAGTATGCCCGATACAGAGAAAATAGTATTGCCTTCGGGTATCGAGTGCGAAATTCAAGAACTTACAGCAGAAGCCGAGCGGGTTTTGACTAATAAGGCCGACGTTAAAAGCGGCCAATGGATTAACAAATTTATCGCAAAGGCATTAGTAAAAATTAACGGCAAGCCCGTTCCTCAAAATCAAGGAGAATTAATAAACATGCTGCTTGACATGAAGACGGGCGACAGAAATTACTTGCTGCTTCGTATCCGTATGCAGTCTTACGGGGACGAAATGATTTTTAATTACGAATGCCCGAAATGTCATAAAACTTCAGGATATAAGCTAAATCTTCGCGAAATGTTAGATGACGGAACTCTGAAAATTTATCCGTTTAGAGAAGACGTCCCGGTCATAGTCGAAACACGCGACGGAACGGCTGAAATTAGCTACACAACAGGCCGGAGCGAACAATGGCTTGCCTCGTTGAAGGAAATAGATACAATTCATTTAGCATTAGCAGCGTGCAGCTCTTTCAACGGAAAAATACCTGAATATAAGGATTTTTGCAAATTAAAAACCCGCGATATTTCCAAAATCAGAATGGCATACTCGGAATTAAAAGGCGGTTTAGATCCTCAATTTGAGCTAAATTGTTATGAATGCGACAGTTCTTACAAGGTAATGCTTCAACAGATACCTGATTTTTTTACGCCTTTGACGACAATGGACAGTATTGGCCTGTAGACGAGCAAATTTTTTTCTTAGCTCACGAGCTCCACTGGGGTTACAACGAACTTTTGAATATGCCGGTTACAACTTTGCGCTGGTACGTTCAGAGGCTCAAAGCGCAAATAGAAGAAGAAAACAAGAAAATAAGACAGGCTAAGAAAGGACGGTGATTTTTTCTATGAACGGCATGAATATGATCGGGCTCGGAATTGTATTAACATTAAAAGATAGAGTTTCGTCGGGGCTCAATTCTTTGCGTCAAAAAATGGTAAGTTTCGGCAAAATCACAGACGCAATGGTAAAAAATTTCGACGAAGCTGCTGCTAAGATACTCGGCGGAATTTCAGCAATAGCCGCAGGTTTCAAGGGCTTTAATCTTCTTGAAAGTATGTTTGCGCCTTCGGTGAATGTTTCTATGGGTATTGAAGCGGCATTTGCACGTGTAAAAGCAGTATCCAACGCAAGTAAAGAAGAATTAAAAGCTCTCGAAGCACAAGCCGAAACATTAGGGCGCGAAACCCGATTTACAATTTCAGACGTTTTCAATGCTCAAGAGAATTTAATACGCGCAGGCCTTAACATAGAAAAAACTCAAGCAGCCGTTCCTCACGCTTTGAACTTAGCATTGGCCGAAGGTTTGGAGCTTCCGGAAGCAGGCGACATGATCGCAACTACAATGTCGCAATTCGGCATGGCAGCCGAAGACGCTGAAAGAATAGGCAACGTTTTCGCGGAGGCTTCGCGGTCAAGTTCATTAAGTTCAAGAACTTTATTTGAGGCGTTGCGGTATGCTGCACCGACTGCAAAGAGCTTAAACATGTCGCTCGAAGAAACTGTCGCGTGGCTTGGTACTTTGAGCAATGCAGGACTAAGAGGATCAATCGGCGGAACTGGGCTAAATGCAAGTTTGACGCGTCTGCTTGATCCGAAAGTCGCAAAAAATTTAGCTGCAAGTTTGGGCATTGAGTTAGAAGATGCAGTTTCGCATGAAGACGTAATGAAGCGTATCAGCCAATCTTTAGAAGGTATGGACGCGTCTTCAAAAACAACTGCGCTTTTTAGTATATTCGGCAAAGTCGGCTTCAAAGGTGCAGCTGCTATGATGAGCGGCGTTGAAGACGGCTTCGGCGGTTTATTCGCAAAATTGCAAAATACCAACGCTCTTAAAGAAATGTCGGCGGTCATGGATAATACCGCAGAAGGAGCTGTGAAAAGGCTCGAGAGCGCAACGGAAGCATTACACAAAGCTATCGGGGACAATCTCAAAGAAGCCTTTAGAAGCGTAAATGAGACGGTTGCAAAGTTTAAGGCTCGTTTAGCTGAATTTATAAAAGCTCACCCCGTACTTTCAAAAGTTATAATTGGTACGGTTTCCGCGTTGCTGTCGCTAATAAGTACAGCGTTAATCGTAGTCGGGACGCTTATGACCGTCGGAGGAGCAATTAAACTCTGGAAAACTTTAAGCCCTGTATTGGACGGCGTAAAGGCTGCTATGTATGGAGCAGCTGCGCCCGTGCTTAAATTGATAGCACTTGCCGGAGCTTTATACCTTGCATACGAAACTAATCTTTTTGGTATCCGCGACGCTTTCACGGCTATCGGCGAAGGTTTTAATATGGCCGTAAACGCAGATGAAAACGGGCTCGCTAAGGTAGAAGAAGATACTATGAAACGTCTGCAAGATGCCGGACTTTGGGAAAGTTCTTTGAACATGGGCAAGGTATTTTACAGGGTTAAAAAATTCTTTGACGGTTTCGCGGACGGCGTTGCTGCAAGCGTTGAGAGAATTAAAAATGCTTTCGTTAAGATCGGAAATTTTTTATCGGAAACTTTCAGCGGTATTTTCGGAGAAGGTACATTTTTCAATGAGTTATTGAAGAAAATTAGCCCTGAAAGTTCAGTTGACGGCTGGAAAGCGTGGGGAAAGACCGTTGGCGAAATTGCTACGAATTTATTTGCAATTATCGCAGCAATAAAAGGAATTTCTTTAGCTTCAACGCTGCTCGGAGCTTTAACAAACCCGCTTGGGACAATATTAATTCTCGTTGTAGCATTGGTTAGTTATTGGGAAAAATGGCAAGCTATGGTAGAAAGTTTCTGGGACAGTTGGGGCGGATTAGCTCCTAAAAATCAGAATACATACGAAGAACAGAAACAAAGATATATCAACGAAGGCTGGCAATTTAGCGCAAACGATGACGTTATCGGCATTCCTAAAAACATGCAGCGCGATCCGTTACTAAAATCAGTAACAATTCCAACTATACAGGAAGAATTAAAAAAATTGCGTGATGATAAATTTGTTCCGGCTAATGAAGAAGCAAACAGAAGAATTCAGGACTTCAATGAGCAGCAAAAAATACAAAATTTTTTACCGCCGGGCAAATTCGATTTCTTGAAGCAGCCTAACCAAAATCAAAGTGCTCCGTTAATCATTCAACATCACGAAAATCAGGCCGGTATCACATCTGAAAGCGTAAATTCCTCAATACCCGAAGTACTAAGAAACCTCACGGTCGATAACAAAATTCAAGTGCAGCTTTCCGGCGTTCCTTTTACTGTAGAACTTGACAGCGAACCTATTTTTAACAAGATTTTGCAGCTTCAAGAAACTCACTCGATCAAACAGGGAAGAGGCGATATTGAATGAGACGCAATAGGACAGAGCAACAGGGCGGGCTTGTTGATGTAGACACAGGCGAGCGCGTTATGTTTGATTTTAATCCCGATACTATTCAGGATGACAAAGGTACGGAATTTGCCGAGATCAGCATTCCCGGCATGAGCCACCCGCGTTTGCAATTTACAAGCGGAGGATCAAGAACTTTATCGTTTACTGTTTATTTGCATTACGGAGAAACCGTAAGCGTTCCTGATATGATAAGACGGCTTCAATCGTGGCTTTATCCTGAATATGAGGCCGGACAGCTCGATAAAGCACCAGCTAAATTGTTATTGGTATTCGGAGATACGTGGCCGGACGAGTTATGGCTTCTGCGTTCATGCAACATAAGCCGGAAACGTTTTGACAAAAATTTAGAATGTATACTTGCGGAAGCTGCTATCGAACTTGTCGAATATATCGATGAAAGCCGGAGCGCGGAAGAGTTTAGGGGTGTTTAACTATGAGTGAATTAAAATCTTCAAGCCGTTATAACTGGTCGGCACTGTATTTAGACAGCAAAAACGGCGATTTTTTCGGAACTCGGCAGCCTCTGAATTTGCGCGAAGATCCGAGCGACATGTTTCACATCGTTACGGACGCTGACAGCAAACGTATAGACTTAATCGCGTGGAAATACTACAAAGACGTTAATTTATGGTGGGTAATTGCGGAATTTAACAATATCGGAAATCCGCTCGAAATCCCGGCCGGAACTACTTTAAGAATACCAAGCTATTCAAGAGTGCAAATGAAGGTTTTAAGCTGAGCATACGGGCTCGGAATGATCTTCAAAAAATTTTTCAGGAAAGTCCGGGAAGTTTTGCAGCAACTGAAATAAAAAGCGATTTTGTCGTTATAAATGTAATAATAAAGAAGCAGCTCTGCTTTGATAAAATTCAGAACTGCTTCATGAGAAAATTTTATCAGAAACTTACAAATTTTCAAGGAGTTAAACATGCAGTACGGAGATATTATTGAGTTAGGACGACACCGTTTAATGTGCGGGGATTCTTGCAAGCGCGAAGATATTGATAAACTGATTGAAGGATACAAAATTGATTTTATTCTCACCGATCCGCCGTATGGTATGAAAGCACAGCATAAAGACGGGCGCGTGGGGGGAGGAAGTATCTCGTCTTTATCAGAAAAACGTCTTAGGCCTGACTTAATAGTACCGTCTCAAAAATTCCCTTTATTAATCGGCGATGATAATCAGG